ACCCAACGTAAATTTATTTCGAGTCTAGCGAAAGTATACCCGTTCGCAAACTTACAACCCGTCTTTGCGCGGTATGTACAAACCCACGAACCAGCGTTACAATCCCGAAAAGCCTATATGAAATGGATGTACGGGCTCTTAAAACAACTATCTTCCGAAATCAATGTGCATATCCCTAGTTTTAGAGGTTATGCGCACCATGTAGCGTACTACAAAAGTGGTTGTACAAAGAAAACCTATCACGGAAAAACCTGCCGGAAGTTAACGGGAGGAGGTCGTACGAAAGACCGTGATCATCGCAAAACATACCGCGTTTCGCATAAGAACTTAATATAAGGAACGACGAGTAACACGACGGGTAGAACGAGTACCACGACGACCACCGACGGTAGCAGGAGATAAGGCACTACCACCACGTTTAGCGGATTTTTTATAGGTTTTTTTGGCCATTTTCATGACTTGACTTAACGATTTACCTTTATTGGCCCGCATAGTTTTTTTTAAGTGGGTCATCCAGGCATTACGTTTACCACCAACAGGTTCTACTTGTTCTTGTTCCATTTTGTTTACTCGCTGAGAAAGGTTTTGGGGACGAAGCCAGGGGGGTCTCTCCGAAATAGGTTCCATTGGCATCCGTACGCGAGCGGTTGTTCGGGATCCACGTTAATCGTTTTTAACTCGGGTTCCGGAGCTACAATCGTAATGAAATCTTGATTGAACCGTTTAAGTTCTTCGGGGTCGCGCGGATGTAAAGCTTGTTGGTATGTTAATCGTCGTACACCTTGTTCCGACCAGTTTAAATTGATTAACGGTTCTAATGCGGTTCCGTGAATATTTCCTCCGGAAACAAGGATTAACTTGTTCACGAAGTTATCAACCGGGGCTTCTTGAATATCGGTATCGGGGATTAACCGTTTGCGGGTAATCGTTTGTAAATGCTCGGCGACTTTGTTAAGGGTTACACTTTTATTGGTATGCGAAACAATCGATAAGATCATCGGGTCTTTCGACGGAAACGCATCGTTTTCAATATCTACACAGACTTGTTCGAAGGAAACATTTTCGTTCGCAAAATCGTGTCCGCTATTTTGGGGTTGCGTAGCGACTACTGGTTGGTCACGTTCATCCGAGTAGACATGGACTTCGAGTAACCGAATACCTTTTTTAAGGGCGGTGGGTATATCTTCGTAGACCGAACCGGATACCGTATAATCACAAAGACGACCCCGTTTGGTCACGGGTCCAACGTTACCTTTTAAGAAGGTATCGTACACTAAATAGACAAGAAACGCGGCAAGCAATACCGTAAGAAGCCACTTCATTATTCTTTGTCACCTGAATCTTTTGCGGGCATTTGGAACAAGAAGTTTCGGAAAAGATTAATCACATCGTCGGGAATACGTTTATCCATCGGTAGTTCCGTCAAACAGGCGTAATGGAAATAAATACAGTACATTCCGCATTCCGAATCTTTATATTGGTGACGGGTGGTGTTAAACGTTAACTTGGTTTCGACCGGATGAACTTCTTCGTTATCCCATTGTTCTTTCCAGCGTTTCATTAACGTTTTGATTTGGGGTTCTGGATGTTGCGCGTACGAATCAAAATACGTGATACGAGGGTACGTTAACTCGGGACGAATATCGGCAAAGACGGCGACCCAATGTTGACCGGGACCATCGTGGGGATCAGTATTCACCACAATTCCGATACGTTGTTTTCCTTTCTTATAGAGTTCGGGTAACTTCATGGCGCATAAGGCCGAGACTAAACATTCATGGGTTTCGGTTTGTAAATCAAAATCCATCGGAATAGACCCGACGAAAAAGTAATCCGGAAAGAGTTCCGCAATGTTTTTTTCTACTTTATCAATGTCGTCGGACGATAACCATTCGTACCGATTCACCGCCCATTCTTTTGGTGCTCTGGGACGTTTGAGTAACGAAGCCACGATACATTCGGCGCGTCCGGTTTTGCATTTTGCTTGTAGACGAGTTTGTAACGTAGTCCATACCGTTTCGGTTTCTCCTTTAGGAATCGGCGATTCATTGGGATGTTCTTTGTTATAGACCGTACGTAACCGTTCAATTTCTTCTTCA